TTGGAGTACAGGAGTTTGCTTCCAGACTACAGTCAGGCATTGTTCCAAACTATGCTAGATGGGCAGATTTTGTAGCTGGAACAGAAATTCCTAAAGAAAATCAAAAAGAAGTTAATCTAATGTTAGATGATGTAACCAATTATATATTTGAAATATTACAAAACTCTAACTTCTCACAAGAAATACATGAATCATTTTTAGATATAGCATTAGGTACAGGCATCCTACTTGTTGAAGAGGGAGATGCTGTACATCCTATAAAATTTAAAGCGATACCATTACCTCAAGCAGCTATGACATCTGGACACGATGATAAGGTAGATCATATCTTTAGAAGACGTATGATTAAAAACAAAGAATTACCTGTAGCTTATCCAAAAGGCGTGTTTGATGAAAGAATGATGATGGATATGCAAAAAAATCCAGACAAAGAATGTGAAATAATAGAGGTTGTATACCGAAATTACTACAATACTAAGGAAGAAGAGCATCATTTTTGTGTAATTTCTAAGATGTATGAGCATAAAATCTATGAAGAAACCTACAAAGGACAGGGTTCTAACCCATATTTAGTCTATCGATGGAGTAAATGTGGCGGTGAAACTTATGGGAGAGGTCCATTAATGTTGGCAATGCCAGCAATTAAGACAGCAAATTTAGTAGTAGAGTTAATATTAGAAAATGCACAGATGTCTATATCAGGTATGTATCAGGTAGAAGACGATGGTGTTATTAACGTAGACAACATATCTTTAATTCCCGGCACTATTATTCCTAAAGCAGCTGGATCGCAAGGATTAACTCCTGTGCCGTCTGCTGGCAACTTTAACATCTCAGATTTAGTATTGAGAGACATGAGAACAAATATTAAAAAAGCTTTATATAACGATATGTTAGGCAATCCTAACGAAAAAACACCTATGTCAGCTACTGAAGTAGCAGAAAGACAAGCTGATTTATCTCGTCAAATAGGTGCTGCTTTTGGCAGATTACAAGCAGAATTGGTAGTTCCAGTGCTACAAAGGATAGTATTTATCCTTAAAAAACAAGGAAGAATTAAACTTCCTAAGATAAATGGTAGAGAAATTAAGATTCAATCTACTTCTCCGCTAGCACAAGCACAACAACAAGGCGATGTAGCTACTGTCGACAGATTTTTAGGTATGATACAAGGCAGAGTTGGTCCAGAATTAGCTAATATATTAGTTAATCAGATTGAAGTTGCCAAATATATAGCTAAAAAACTAGGCGTTCCAGAACATCTGGTACGTTCAGAAGAAGAAATGCAAGCTGCTGCACAACAAATGCAACAGATGATGCAACAACAACAACAACAATCAACTGAAGAGGAGACACCTCCTCAATAGGAGACATTATGACAGAGAAAAAGCCCGATATGCTTATTGGTTTAGACGGAATAAAAAGAAAACCAAAAGATGAGGAGAACTTAAATGCTTTGTTTTACGCCCTGTTCAGTACATCTGGCGGATCTCACGTACTCAAACATCTCAAAGCTTTAACATTAGAAGCTGTTGCCGGTCCAGAAGTAACCGATCAACATCTTAGACATTTAGAGGGACAAAGATATTTAGTGGGATTAATACAAAGAAGAATTAACAAAGGCGCAAGCCAAAACATAGTAAAGGAGAGTAAAGATGAGTGAAGAACAAGCACAAAGTACAGAACAACAAGCAGAGCCTATGCAACAAGATGTAGGAAATAATGATGTTTCACGTGGAACAGAAATAGACTCAGGAATTGAAACACCTATTCCACAAAGACCAGAAATAATTCCAGAAAAATTTTGGAACGCTGAAACTGGAGAAACAAATGTTGAGGATATGGCTAAGTCATATGCTCATTTAGAAAAGTTTGCTAGTGGTAAACAAGAAGAAGTTAGAGAAGCTGTGATTGCAGAGTTGCAAGCCGAAGCATCTGAAGGACTTCCAGAAGATCCAAGTGGTTATGAACTTCCTCCATTAATCGAGGGATTAAACGAAGAAATAGTGGAAGCTAACCCATTAACAGGTTGGTGGAGAGAAAAATGCCACGAAATTGGTTTGGATAACGAACAATTTCAAAGTGGTATTAATAAATACATAGACATGATGAGTGCTGGTGCACCGGACTTAGATGCTGAAATAGAAAATTTAGGTGAAAATGGGAAAGAAAGGATAGAAGCAGTTAATGCTTGGGCATCTTCTGTATTTCCACCAGAAGAATTTGAGACTATAGCTAGTACTTTAGGGACATCTGCTCAAGGTATTGCGGCTCTTGAGAGGATTATGGATATGAATCAATCTAATATGACTAGAGCAGACGCTGTTGCTCAACCAACAAGAGAGTTAACAATAGCTGATGTTAAAGAAATGATGAATGATAAACGTTATTTTGACAATAGGTTTAGAGAAAAATCATATGTAGATCAAGTAGACGCTGCATGGAGAAGATTGCAAACTGCTGGCAAAGTTTAATGCTAGTAGTGGAAAAAGGAACACCAGCTCATTCATTCGAGCTGGCGTTCAATCTTAGGCAAGAAGATAAATATGAAGTAGCAATAATAGGACATGATCCATTAACTGCACTAATAGCTCCTTTTAGATATACCAGAGAAAACGTTAACACTTATACTATTTTAGATTTACAAGGTAATGTTAAGTCTATGTTTGGTGTTGTTTCACAAAGAAATAATCCTAAAAATGGCAGCGTATGGTTTCTTTCTAGTGAATTAAGTAAGCAAGAATGGAAATATTTCTTAAAAAGAAATAAAACATGGACAGAATATTTCTTATCAGACTATGATTTTGTGGCAAACATAGTACCTAAATGGAATAAAAAGACTATTAGATGGTTAAAATGGCAAGGTTTTTCCTTTAAAGATAAAGAATTAATTGTAAATGGTATAGAAATGTTATATTTTTATAGACAGATACGTAGTGTATCTAATAAGATACAGCCCATTTTAGGGGATATCGGTCCAAAATGGACAACCGATCTAAGCTAAAAAAGGACAACTGTTAGTTTAACAATTAACAAATTGGAGGCTTAATATGGCTACGCAAATTACTAATGCGTTTATTAAGCAGTTTGAAGCCGAAGTCCACATGGCTTATCAGAGGATGGGAAGCAAACTGCGTAATACTGTACGTCAATCAAATAACGTACAAGGCAACCAAGCAAGATTCCAGAAAGTTGGCAAAGGAGCAGCGTCTACTAAATCTAGACATGGTCAAGTCAACACTATGGAAGTTACACACTCAAACGTAGATGTCACATTAGCTGATTACTATGCTGCCGACTATGTCGATATGTTAGATCAGATAAAAACAAACATCGATGAAAGACAAGTGTTAGCTACATCTGCTGCGGCTGCTTTAGGAAGAAAAATGGATCAACTAATTATCGATGTACTCGATGCTGGTTCTAACTCAAACAATGTGGTTCATGGTTCAGCTGCTTTAACATTGGCTAAAGCACTAACAGTATATGAATCATTTGGTGAGGCAGATGTACCAGATGACGGACAAAGATACTTTGTTGTATCACCTGCTGGCTGGGCTGATTTATTACAAATCGACCAATTCAGTAGAGCAGAATATGTGGGTGAACAAGACTTACCATATGCTGGCGGTATGACTGCTAAGCGTTGGTTAGGTTTCTTATGGTTTACTCATTCAGGACTTTCTATATCTAGTACCACTAGAGATTGTCATGCTTATCACTCAAGTAGTGTTGGTTTGGCAACTGGTTCAGATGTAAGAACAGAAATTAACTATGTACCTGAAAAGGTCAGTAACTTGATTACGTCATACTTTAGTGCTGGAGCTGTCATGATTGACAACGATGGCGCAATTGAATGTCAGATCACAGAATAAGGAGGATATCATGGCTTTAGATGCAACTAACTTAAAAAAAATTGCCGGTGCTGGGGATCAAAACTTATTTGTTTACAAAAGTACTGACGCTGTAGGTACAATTGCTGGTTCTGGTTATTTTAATAACTCGACAGATGACCTTAAGCAATTTGATATTATCTTAGCTGTAGGTGCCACTGGTGGTACTGCAACTGTAGATGTATTAATTGTTTCATCTGCAACAGGAGCTGCAACTGTAACTTGCACTAACGGAACATAATGTTTCAGAGAGAGGGGTTTCCAAGTACCCCTCTCTCACTTTAAAAAATTATGAGTGAAAGTAAATTTACAATTAGTAGCAAAGCATTAGTTTTAGTAGGAGCTAACACTATTACTTCATTCACAGAAAATACTACTGAGTCAGTTATAGCTAATCAGTTATACGAATCAACATTAGAAAATTTATTAACAAGATGTAGATGGAGATTTGCTTCTAAGCAATCGCAGCTATCTAGAGAAAGCGATGCTCCAACAGCAAGGTTTTCTGCAAAATATGCGGTACCATCTGGAACATTAATTATACATACAATAACTGTAGGCGACTCAGTTATTCAATATGACAGATACGAAGATAAAATATTTTGTGATGCTTCATCTACAGACATTGTAGTAGCTGATTATACATTTCAACCATCAGAAGCTAACTTTCCACCCTATTTTACACAAGCATTGGTTTTTGAATTAGCGTCTTTGTTTGCTGGAGCAATAGCAAGAAATGATTCTTTGTCTGTTTTATATCAGAATAGAGCCATACAACAGCTCGCAATAGCAAAATCACAAGACTCACAAGCTCAAAGCAACAAAAGAATTGATGTCGATAGATTTAGAAATAGGAGGAATACAGGTGCTTTGGGAACTATCAAAGCCACTGTTGGCTCATAGATGGGGATAGCACGAGTACACCAATCTAATTTTACAGCTGGAGAACTAGACCCAAACATGATATCTAGGAACGATGTCAAAACTTGGGGTAAAGGATTACAGACAGCTAGAAATTGTATATTAAGAAATCAAGGCGGAATAGAAAGAAGAGGCGGATCTTTTTTTAGAGCAGATATTGGAGCCGAAGCTAGAATAGAACCATTTATTTTTAGCGGCAGTCAAGAATATATATTTGCTTTTTATAACACAGCTTTAAAAATTTATTCGACTGCTGGTGTATTGCTCCAAACAATAACTAGTCAAGTTTGGACTACCTCTACTATGAGAGAGATGACAGTCACTCAACAAGGCGACACTATGATAGTAGCTCAGTCATCTTTTATGCCAGTAATTATTACAAGAACAGGAGCTACCAGCTTTACATCAACTGAATTTTCTTTTGCAACTAGCGTAAACGGAGAAAAAGTTTATCAACCTTATTTTAAGTTTGCTAACGATGATATTACATTAGATATTGATTCAGTAACAAAAGGCGATACAAACGTCACATGTACTACTTCTGCCGATTATTTTACATCAGACTATGTTGGTACCAGAATACGATATATGGGAGCAGAATTGCTTATTACAGCCTATACAAACGCTACTACAGTTACAGCAACGCTCAAACAAGTACCAATTATGGAGTTAGATGAAGATCCATTTGCAACATCAGCTGGAAGTGCAGTAGTAGTTGTAACTCATGTAGCTCATGGTTTTAGCACAGGAGCTTCTATAACTATTGCTGGAGCAGAATCAATTAATAATACCAATGATGATGGTATTGCTTTTAGTAATTTAAACGGAGCAAGAACTATTACTGTAGTAGACGATGACCATTATGAATTTACAACAGGATCATCAGATGCAGCGTCAGAATCTGTAGACGGAGGAGGTGTACGAGTTACTGTATCTGGTCATCCGCCTACTAGAAACTGGGACGAACAAGTCCTATCAGCTGTTAATGGTTTTCCAAAAGCGATAGCTTTTCACGAACAAAGATTATTTTTCGGAGGAGTTAGTAATTTACCTGATCTAATAGCTGGTAGTAAAGTAGGAGAGTTTTATAACTTTGATGTTGGTGAAGCAAATGATGCAGATTCTGTACA